CACCTCTAAAGGTTTCACTTTCAACATGCTAGCCAGGTCTGCATCAGACATACCTGTAGCTGCTATAAGTGCAGACTGTATGAGAGGTACATACATGTTCGGTAGTTCCCAATCTGCGTACTCTATAATCCAGTCTGTACCGTCGTCAGTGTCTATTTGGATGGGATTTTCTTCTAGTAATCTCCATGTTCTTTTTCTGACGGTTTTACCTTCACATATAAGTACGCCTGTACAACTGGACTTGGTTGTTAGTTCTCTTACTTTACCGCAACATATTTCAACAGATGGGTCAGATACTGCATAATCAGTAGTATCCACTATAGCCACATTCTTAACGCAACCAGGATGCCTCAACCACCACTTGCGTGTGCGGGCTTGAACTTCATTTACAGCTCTCTTTATTACTAGTTGACCGGAGTCAGGTACCACGGAGTGTACCTTGGAGCCTCTACCGGTATCAGCTCCTCTTCCAGTTTGTTTATTGCGTTTAATATTTTTGTATTTCTATCTGTTGCTGCGCTGGTAGATGTGAGAATATCTACGCACAATGGTTTACTATAAATGAGGCCGGTAGTCTTATATTTTATCCTGCCAACACCAAGTACAGCTCTATCTAGAGACTCCCAACGCATAAAGCGTTCGGATTCTACGGTTCTCCATAACGACGACCTGTTTATTTTCGTAAGTATTAAAGGGGCCTCAGCGGGCATATCCTTCATCATTACCTGCAAGTCTACGTACAGATCTCCTCCGTATTTTCCGGATCCCATGAGCAAAGACTTCATAGCCTGGTATCCGTAGCAAGGAAGAATGTATCTACCAGGACCTCCGCTTTCGGCATATCCCAGTAGTGCTTTGTCCCAACGATCATCCATGAATTGAAGATCGCAAGAAACTGCTTCTGTTATCTTTTCTCTATTTAACATTGCGTGTCATAGTATCGTATATTTGTTGATTCAATAAAACTCTAATCATATTATTTAATGCATGAGCAACCCCAAGCGTACAACAAAGAAGTGGATCTTAGGAGCAGACCCTGGTAAGAACGGTGCTATCGTTCTTATTAATGCTAAGAAGAAGTTCGGTGAATTTACTTCTGACGATGTAGTGTGCATTCCAACCAAGACGAACGACGGCAAGATCGATGTTGTGCGTATGGTAGACGCTCTGACTCCTTATGCAAAAGATATCGTTCTGATGGTACAGGAGCATGTGCATGCTATTTACGGATCGTCCGCTAAAGGTAGCTTTGAATTCGGTGATGCAAACGGCGCACTTCGAGCTGCTCTATCGATAGTATCTCATATTGCAGGTACCGATCTGCCTGTACACCTCGTGATGCCTAAGAAGTGGCAGGAAGTTGCCTGGAAGCCCATTAGTGTCGTAGGAGCCCCTATCATCGATAAAGAAACAGGAGAGCCGCAGCTGTTACGCAACGGCTCTATCAAGATCAAGATAGATACAAAGGCCACGTCACTTTCCGCAGCTCACTCCACTTTTCCTGGCGTATCTTTCGTTCAGCCTAGGTGCAAGAAGGAGCACGACGGTTGCGTGGACGCGGCCCTTATAGCTTATTATGGTCTTCGTAAATTAATTTCCAGGAGATAAGATCTTATCGATCACGTCATCGTCCTGTAGCTTTTTGGCCAGACGGAAACCTCTCTTGGAGCTATACACAAATTTACTTTTCTTTTTCTTATTAATGTTAGCTTCTTCCCGAGATGTGTCTGTAGAGTCATTCGACTCGTGGCTATTATATTCTTCCGGAACGTCTAATAAAGATTCAAAAATTGCACCACTAACATCGGCCTTTTTGGTTAAGGAACCTGATGTGATACCTGAGTTCTCAGCTATTTCTGAGCGAATAGCGTGACCAAAGATGCAGGCTATTTTATATAGAGCATTTTTCTTCTTCTCGCTGAGATTGGAGGCTGCTTTAAAAAATGCAGGATAAAGCTCTGCAAATTCGGACGCAGCAAGTAACTCTGTCTGAGCACCAACAGCCGCAGACTTAGCGATACAAGATATTGCGATCTGCTCTGTTAGTGGGTCTACGTCTAACGAGCTGGAAGCTCCCTTGACGGTATCTAGAGCATCAGCAAACCCTATCATACCTGCTGTATTTCTGAAGTCTTTAAGACGTCCGTCGGCAGCGGTAGCGATAAGATTACTTACATCAGAAGATGCAGCCTTTGTCATATTGATAGTACGTAGGAGGAACTCAAATCCGTCCGTGTCTGTGACACCTGCGCTTTTATCGAGCTCTTCTTCTTCCTCTACAGGAGCATCTACAATCTCAATACGCTTAGGGGATTGTACATCTTTCTTTTTAATCGGGAAAGATTTGTTGAGGAGTTTGTGAGCTACCACGCCGGATCCAAGCGCCATAAGGATAGGAAGTGCAAGAGGTATAGAAATGCCCAATTCTGAAGCGCTCATACCTTTACCTGCGGAGGCTGATTTTTCCGATTCCTCCTCCTCTTTTGACGGTTTCTTTTTTTTATCTAACTTCTTGTAACCCTGAGTCTCTAGAAAGATATTTTGGGCCTCGTCAAGTTTGTCTTGTGCTTGCTTTTTGCGCAGTGCTTCGTACAGCTTATTCACTAAAGCGTATGTACCTGCAGCACTTACGATACCACCAGTCAGGGCTAGCGGACCACCAAGAGTCATAGCTACTTTTTCTTGCGGGGCTTGTTTATAAATCTTAATGGTATCATCATCGTCATCAGACTCGTCAGCGTCGTCTTTCAGATGTCTAAGATAATTAACAAGCGCTGTAGCTAGCGCAACTCCTCCTCCGGTAGCCGCACCACCTATAAGATAGTTGCGTACCAGATCCTTATCGCGTTGTGATAAAATCGATGAGCTCATTATTTACTTTTTTGTCGGTAATTGATATAGAATGTCTGCGTACTCTATGTATACGTAGAACACTCCGCGGTAAAACTGTCTGTCTATAGTATAAACTTCAATCTTGGGTGATGGCAACTTTGTACGCTCTAGTAACTTGGAGTACTTTTCTTTATCCTCCTCACCATCCAATTGAAACACCTGGAACTTCCTAGGACCGTAGGTAAATAGGTCTGGATTGCTGTATTGATTTTCAAACACCGCCTGAGTGGAGTGCGTGCGCAGACCTAGGCGGTCTGTTAAGTAAATATTATCATCTACAGCTTTAGCAGCTTCTACAGTGTCTGCTTTAAGCATAGGAACCCCTATACCTACATTTGTAGAAGGATCGTTATTGTTAAGAAAAGATGGTACAGAACCTTTCATTACAGGATAAATGCGCCTTCTCCCTGCTCCTCTGCACTATTCTTGATGGCTTTCTTAGATTTAGGTTCAGGCTCTATATTAAGTCGTTTCTTAATATCTTTTGCTATCTGTTTATAGTGCTTAGCTTGCTCTTCTTTAGCCTCTACATCAGCACTGTCCTGAGCAGCATCTCTATTTAAATACCAGGTGAGAGCTCCTGTGGCAGTACCAGCGCCCGCACCCAGAAGTGCGTACATTTTATACAGCTCTGGCAGGGTACCTGTTGCTGTACCAAATACTTTAGACAGAAGTCCTCCGAGTACGCTAGGAGATGCTGATTTTTCCATCAGTTCCTCATGTACAGCGCGAGCTTGCTTGTGTAGCGACTTCACTACAGGTACGATAAATTTCTCTACGGATACAGGAGAAAGTACTGAGGCACTTTTTGCCATAGTATCGTAGAGATGGAATTCTACAGAAGAGTCCATTCCTGCTGCTTTAAAACACGCCGCAGCAATTTTGCAGATGTCTTTCTGGATAGTTGTATCAGAAAGCATAGCATTCGAGAAAGCGGAATGTCGAACTACCTCTCCTGGAGTAACTCCTAAATTTGCACAGGCGATCTTTACACCGGCGTTGAAACCTTTGCTGTAATTTTCATTCATAATATATCTCTATAAGAAAGTGGTCTAAAGTTAAAGTCAAATGTTGTCTGTTGGGGTTTAAAGAAATTATTAGCAATAATATTTGTCCCTAGTGCTCCTAGTACACCTCCTAACAATGTGCCTGTGGCAGAGCTGGTTCCAAATAAGAATTTTGCAATTATAGCCCCTACACCGAAACCTAGTGCAGCTCTTACAAGGTTTGCTAATTTTTCTGCATCACTGCGGCTCATATTTTTAACAGCCGCAGCAAGACGTACTTTCTCGCCAACTCCTATATCATTTGCACTTTGCAGTTTTTCTAAAATGAAATTGCGAGGGTCGGTGTAGGTAGCGGCTGATTTTTGAAGATACATTGCTGACGGATTTCTTCTGCTGCGAACAAACCCATTATGACCTCCTAACAACGCACCTAAAGCTCCGCCAGCTAAAGCCCACTTACCTACAGACGTTTTACCTAAAAATAATCTAGCAATAAGACTAGCTAAAGCTCCTCCTCCAGCTCCCAGTACACCTCCTACTGTAGCGCCGCTAAGAATACCACCATTAGCGGCTCGGCCTAGGAATCCATCTACTCGCGACTGGCTTTTATCTCGTAAATATTTTCCTACACTGTAAGCTATAGGTGACTGATCTGCGGGACTGTCATACGGGCTATATCCAAATTTAAAGGCTTTGTCTGGATTATTGGCTCTCCACTCCGCAGCAGCAGGGGTGTCAGCCATAGCCATAGCCCTGTCCCCTGTAAATTTAAATGTATCGCCGTTGATGTAGCGACGCTCTATAGTTGGCTCAGGTCCTGGTATAATTGTATCTTCGTATGTAGCTGGCATTTTAACTTATCGAGTATGCGTTTCTTGCGGGACTTTCAACCCAATATCTGCGACCGTACCCAGTGCCGCTTATGCAGTTTTTAAAATCATTAGTGTATCTTCCAAACGGAGCACGAGCGACATCTGGTGATACATTTTTATTAGCACTTGGTTTAGGCACGTCAGTCTTATCAAACTTAACCAAGTCAGCCTTCCTTTCCTCGCTACCATTTATCTTCACAATTCCAGGTTTTATGCCCGGCTTCGGTGGAGTATAGTCTCTGGACGCTGCAGCTGTAGGACTGTACGTATACGATGCACTTGCTAGTTTTAATATATATAAGTCATTCATACTTTTGTCCTGTTACTGTTGACCTGCCATCTTTCTTCCCTGAGAAGCTCCCTGCTGTCGTATTTCCTCCATATGACGTTTAACAACAGCGTATAGAGTCGGGTTAGACGCTTCGATTTGCATCATAGCTTTTCTACGTTCACCATTATCCTGTATCTGCAGAAGTCTCATGGCCTCTTGCTCACCTTGCTGCTCAATGTCCAGAGGAGTAACACCTCCCTGACCACCGCCACCTCCAGCCGGAGCAGCACCTTCAGCAGGCATACCTCCTCCAGGTCCTCCGGTAGCTTGCATCATAGCTTCCACTACTTGGTTGGCGGAGCCTAGTGTCATTTCGCGTTCGAAATCTTCGCTGGCTTTTTGTCTAGCTTTTTCGATTTCGAAATCTTCTTGCGATCGCCTCATTACCTCTTGTACGGGATTGTCGATATTAAAGGCTCTGTATGCTGTAGCGCGAGATACCTCACCTCCAGCCGCAAGCTGTAACCATACGTGTCTCTTCTCCATATCGTCAGCGACAGAAGGAAGCATAAGCTTAATACTTACAGGCTCTTTTTCAAGATAACCTAAGATATTTTTTACAGCCCAGCGTACTGCGTTATTGAAGTTTCTTTGTAAATGTACGAATGTGGATTCAAACAGGCGTATCGCTGTTGGAATTTGAGCAGTCTGTAATGACATGTGCCATAGTTCTGCTGGGTAGCCCATACCGTCTAATAGCTCGTCCTGATGGAATTTCATCAACTCTACAGGAGCAAGTGCTTTACCGTTAGCACCAAGTTCCTGGTATGTTACAGGGAATGGTACTGTCTGAATAGATGTGAGATCTTTACGGCGAGCAGCAATAAGTTGCTTCATAGCTGCATGCCACGCGCCCAGGTTGGTAGACATAGCAACATCATTTCCGTGTTGACTGCCAACTGGAGTAGGGCTGAGCAATCTGAAAGGAAGCATGTAATCCATACCTACAGCTTCATTAATACAACGTAAAACTTGAAGCTGGTGAATGTTATTATAATTCAGAAGAATATTAGGAATACCCCAGCCGTTGTATGACAACCCTGATATGAATGGATTCTTGAAGTGATAAATGTTACCTTGGTTGAAGGCGAAATTACAATTATCACGAATAGCTTGGAGCATGTCCATCGGAGTATCATTAATTTGATGAATATGCGATCCCTCCCTAACAGCTGCTGCAAAGAATTCTTCGAATCGATATATGTACTCGCATTGTCCAGAAATTAGGTTCATGTTGATCATCATACGTAATGGGTTCAGTAGACGAACTTTGATACGATTTTGATCAAATGACTTTCTATCAATGAATTCCATATCCACTCTACTCTGCTTGTCGGACTCCATATGCAGAGTTCTGGGATCAGGAACATTGTATGTCATGTTGGAGAGATTAAATTTAATATCTCTACCAAAAGCTTCTACAGCTATCTCTTTGTAACCCCCACCTCGACGATCCACCAGGAATCTATTAAAAGGATAATAGATCCACATGAAGCTGTTGCCATAAATCATCTGCTCCATTCCTGCCTGCTGTAGAATATCCAGCATGCGAATAGAGTTTGTCAGATAATCTTTTAAGTTGTTTTGCTCCTCTGGATCTCCTGCCTTTCCTACAAACTCGAAATCAGTAATAAAGTGTGAAACTGTGCGCCTAGTAGCCTGAGTGTAAGAAGGATTCTGAATTGCCAGGAAAAGGCAGAATTCCAGAGCGGTATAAAAATCTTTGGGAATATAAAGATTAGAGCTCATCACGAACGGGTCGTGGAACTCTTTTGTCCCGTGAAAAAAAGACTTTAAGTTAGGATCTCCTGAAGTGATAGCTGAAGACATTTACTGGCAAGTTTACTTATCACCAGTATACATTGCCTCCATGGCCTTTTCAAGTTTCTCAGCAGCTCCTGTTAGCTTGTCTTTTTCTCCTTTAGTAAATGCGTTTCCGTTTTTAATAAAATCGGAACGTTTACCTGATTCTATAGAAGGTGTAATACCTTCTCTTATTACTGCTTGTTTTTCCATTATTCTACTATGACGAATGATATATGTTTAAATTTTCCAAAGTTATGACTACCGCCAGCCCAGCACACTTTGTAAGGAGCCCCTTCGACTGTGAGGTGTAGCGGTGTTAGTTTTGGAAGTTTTAATTGAATAGTGTCTTGCATAAGAATAGATACACTATCCTCGCTTATATCTACACTCATTGCTTTTAGACCCACAGACATCAATTTTGTATCATGTGGGTATGCTACCTCAAAGTGTATATTTTTATTTTCTATAGTTACTGTATTCTCGTCTGTATGAGAGGAGCATACTTCTTCGACGTACTGGACAGGAGTGCTTGCTACTCTAGAGTCGTGTGTTTGTTTTTTAGGCAACTCCTCTACAACTTCTCCGGCAGCTCTTCTCATCATACGCTCAGATAAATTATTAGAACGTCTGAACCCAGCTGCATTAGTACTGTTTAATTCGTGATCTACCATTTGGTTTTAATTTATTTATGAATTTTTTTAGTAAACGGACAGCTTTTGCTATATTACTATCAGATATATCGCACACGTACTTACTAGCTAGATCTTCTCCTGTAGATACTAACAATTCCAAGTTGTATGACGCCCCAGAAGGAAAGTGCGATAATCGAAATATAAAGTTAACCCCAGGCAATTCTACAGGGGTTACGTGTAAATTTACGTAACTAGGATAAGTATTAAATACAGTATCCGCTGATATTACGAACATTGTATTAGGCATGAAGATTTGTATATGTGTGGCCAATCTAGTGGCTATAGCTGACAAAGCCAAAGTAGCCGCACTCTTATCCCTGGATAGTAGTGGTTGGGTAAGAATTGTCTCGTTACCATCAAATCCTCCTAATAAAAAATTAATACTTAGTTGCGTGTCCGTCGCGGATACCCCGGCTTCGCAAAGTTCTTTTATACGAAGTCTATGGGTGTGACTTTTAGGGATACATTTGCCTTGCTCCCAGTTTACTATTGTGTGTACAGTAGTACCTAGCTCGTAAGCTAACGCTGTTTTGGTCGCTTTAGGTAAGGCTAGCCTAGCCAACTTTACTCTTGTTGGCCATGACAGTCTGTTGTAATCGGTCAGAGTCATAAAATTGTGGACGTCCATTACTATAATGGACGTCCACAATAAATTAAATAATTAATTATTATTATTAGCGACCTTGACGCATAGCTGCTACTTTAGCCATTACACCTTCGCGTACAGCAGCAATGCGAGAAGCGCGTTTGTGCAGTAGACCACCTTCGGCAGTGTAAAGTGTTGTAGCGTCTTTGGCCATTTCAGGAGTGAACCCGTGATTGATAAGACTCTGAGCGAAACCTGCAGAAGCTGCTTTAACTTGAGCTTCTCGAATCGCGACGATCTGTTCGTTAGTGAGATTATTCATAATGTTGAAACGTATACGTTAATCATATTATGAATATTTAGCAAAGAGTTGTCAACAGTCCCATGGATCGTCAGGCTCTTCATACGCTCCCTGCCACACAATAACCTGATCGTCTCTTATACCGAAGTTGCTTAAAGTGTCGTACAGGTTTAATGTGTAGTCTACACTTTTAACTTTTCCGGAAAGTGTTTTGGCGGAACATGTATTAACTAAATTAGAAAGTTCCGAGTGAATATCTATGATACGTTCTGTGTCTATAGTACCCCAAGACATAGGATAATCTGTACCCCACGCCCAACCAGTATGCTCTGCTATTAAGCATTGTTCATCTTGCTGCATGTGTGGTAGGAATTTGTCGAAAAACTCACAATCCTCTCCTATGCATATGCACTCAGATATTTTTATTATGTTAAAGAATGAAGTCTCTATAAGCTCTGCAGCGCTATGCAGTGCAGTAGCTTTATAATCCGTACCTTCTTTGTCATCCGGCATAGCTCTGATAGACTCCATTAAGTCGGCGGCACTATATATGAGTTCGCTCCATTTAGACTTATCTACAGCGTAAAATCTAAAAGTTATATTTGTAAGGTCTTTCAACATAAAACAAATAACGCTCCCCGGAAAACAACCAGGGAGCGCGCGTTTAGTAGTGCAATATACTATTACTTAAGCTTCTTTACAGTATCGACTATAGCTTTGCAGAAACTATATACTGCATTGCTTGCAATTGAGACAGCAGATCCTGCTACATCGATAACTGCTTTAGCTTCTTTACTATTGATGATTTCTTTAGCTTTATTGATCATATTATTTAGTCTGGTATTTTAATTGTTAAATTTGAGACATCCTCTGGAGATAACCAACGCATCTTCTTAGAATGTCGATCGAAATACTTTTGATATAGACGACCGTTAGATCCTAGCTTAGCACCCCAAGCTACACGCACGTCAATACCTGCGCGTTCGGATTCAGGACCCTCAATAACAGAGATATAACCGAATTGAGACGGATGAATAGCTTGAGCTTCTTCTGTAATAGAATCAGAACTACCAAGTCCTCCAGGACCCATCTTAGTGATGCGTCGTGCTGATTCTGTAAGTTGCATAGGATTGATTTCTTCTAGAGGGGCTGTAAGCGGATTGCCTACCAGCAAGCGTTCAACATAAGGGTCGAACATTGCCGTAGGAATGCTACTTAAATTCTTTTTCCTAGCAACCTGATACATCAGTTGTCTGGAGACCTTACCTGCGTCCATCTTAATACTCTCGCGTAGCATAGAATGAGGGCGTAATATTTTTTGAAATTTCAGACTGTCGCGTTCGTCAGGTTCATCTAAACCTCTATTAATTGCTAATAGTTTTTCCGAAGCGGCAAGTACACCATCAGTGCCAACGCTCATATACTCCTCACCATCGTCGTCAAGTTCAAACGCCGGTACTGACTCCTGCTTCTTAGTAGATGCAGGTTTCATCATGGCTTTAAGCTGGTCTATATCTATCATAATTACTAAAACTATAGTACTTATTGCATCTTAATTTTATCCAGGACGCGCTTCATATTCATCTGCTGAACCAAAGCAACTCCAGGATTACTTGTATCTGGATTACTTTGAACCTCGTGTCCCGTCCTTATAACATTTTTTATCTGTTCCTCTAATGCTGCCTTATTTACATTTATGTCGATAGATGTTCCAGATACAGCATTGATGTACGTAGCAATATCTTCCAGATCATGCCGATTAAAGTTAGCTATCTTTTCCATAGCCTCTCCAGCCTGCAACCAGGCAGCCCTTTTCTTCATATTAAAAAGAGACGGCAGTGTCTTTTTGACGACATTAGTAGCAACCTGAGAACGATCTAATGCATTCTTAATTAGCTCTATCTTCTCCTCCCTGGAGCGTCCTGGGTTATTTTTTCTATCCCACTCTGGTACGATCTTGTTATAAGCTTTTTCGAAAACACGAGCGTCGTAGTTCTCTTTATTCTGCGAGAGAATATCTTTACCCCATCCTTCTTCCATACGCTCATCGCTCACACCTATGTCGTGCAGGAGAGAATATAAGTGAAGCTCAGATCCTGCAATACTGAATTTATACTGCGCTGTCTCAGGATTCAGCTGTACGCGAAACGCATTACCTGTACCTGGTCGTACGTTAAATTGCGTTTCTAAATCACCATTATTCTGGTAACGCGAATATGCTCCAGGTAATAAGCGTTGTTGTGCTATAGATGCCCACTCGTTGCCAGATCTGATGAATGTGCCTCTGTCTGTAAGATACGGAACACGCATTAATGTCATGTCCTTTTCATCTAGCAGCTCTCCGGTTTTTGTGTCTGTAAGCCTTAATTTACCTCTGAGGCGTCGCATTAAATATTTATCTTCATGCAATGCTCTCTTTTGGTCGCTTATAGAGTAACGTTCAGGATCTACGTATTTAACATCAGATAGTTCCATACGTACACCGTTGTGTTCTTTAGGAAATTGTTTCTCTAAAGCACTTTTAGCATCCTCAAAAATTAGGTTTCTGTGGGTATCGAAATCTTCTAAGTCGTAAAGCTCTGCACCATCTGGCAACTCGGCATCCTCGTACATTCTTGGCATACCATAATGGTAAGGATCTGAGAGGTAAAAAACAAGCACACCCTATCCGGATGTGCTTGTTTTTATTATACGAACACACGTTCTTGAGTGAACGCTCTGTTGTTAATAGCATTAGACAACTGGCTAAGTTTACTGGCTCCTAGCTGACCAAAGAAGTTATTCTCGTCGTACGTCATCTCTCCTATACGTCTTCGATGAGTTTTACTCCAGTCGTACGCGTAGACCAGATGTGTTTCAGTATCATCAAGCAGGTTAGCCTCGTAACCAACATACAATCTATCTATATTATTTTCTGTCATATAGCTATAAAGCATTGACCTTACTTTTGATGCCAATACGCTACTACTGAGCTTATAACTAATCATCGATCTAAACTCGTCAGCAGTCTCCAGGATCATAGGTATGTTTACAGGGAGTGCTGATATTATACCGTCTGTCGGTGTCCAGAATTTGTGACCTCCGTCAGCTTTTTTCCAGATCCTAGGTAGTGCGTGCCTTGGAGAGGTTGGCAATGCTTTGTGTGTTAGTTGACACCATTCATCTACCGTTAGATCTCTGTAGTGTATTGAGTTAGCTATACACGGAGATCCTCCACTGTAGTTAAACACATCTATACCTCCTCCACACCCTAAGTAAGCATCTGGCTCATCGTTAGGATGCGTTGCGTAGCCCATGCTAGTGTAAAGCATGTCGCGCCATCTTACTGCTGTATATAAATACATTTGCACATCGTGTACTGCCCCATTTATATACGATAAGTCGTATATAGGAAACAGTTGGTTTGTACCCAGAATAAACTTATTAGGTCCTTCCGAAAGTACAACATCGCAGCAATAGTTGAGTTTTATCTCCTCCGTCGATGCTTGGGTCTGGTTATTATTACTTGATGTAGTGGTTACTATTCCAACATTACTGAGCAAATCACTTAAATCGCTCATGTGTGTTTGGTTTTGATGTTTTGCATTTATAAAAAATGACAGGTGAGTTCAACAGAACCCACCTGTCGCTCAAGTATATATAACCTGAATAGCGTGATATTATCGGCGCTTAGAGCAGCGGAATGTAACCTCGGATCCGAACGCGTTTACGATTGTGTAGGTGATACCTTCAGCTGTAAATGTAGTAGAGTTATCAAACTCAGTCATTGATTCCAGCTCCTTTACAAAGCTATTAACACTCTTACGCAGCGCTCCAGGGAATGCTAGGATGTCGATTTCACCAGACTTCTCGTGAAGCTGCACTACCGCCATATCTTCTGTAATGTTAGGACGATTAAGAGTGGCACCGAAGTCGCACATGATGTAGTTATCATCGGGGATGCAATGAACTCCTACAACCATCTCTGTGTCGTCCACATTGTCAGTAAGCACCTGGAATCTATAACGTGACGCCATATTAATACCGTTACGTAGAGCCTCTATAGATGAGCCGGTACCCATAGCAGCACGAGACCATGCTTCAGGTGTCATGGGCAGTACTGTCTCTACAGCTCCTCCGTGACCTCCCTTACCTCCGATGAAGGCAAGATAAGGAACCTCAGAGTCGTTATCATTACTTACGATCTGAATATTAGTAATTGTACGTGCTGTATAATGTTTAAGCTTGCTTGTGTCTTTCTTCGTAATGCTAGGCATAATTTTGTTATTTTTTATTTTTTCTATCCCAAAGCACCTTTTCTACAATGGGATACTTAATCTTACCTGGTGCGCATAATGCGCACGATGCAAGATGATAGGTTTTGTTAGGATAAAAGGTGAATCCTGTTTTGTCCTTTACTGGCTTGATTCGACAAATAACTCGCTTACACATAGCGCATACTACGCGAGCTGTTTCTTTATCTAACTTCTTACCTTCTGGACAATTTTTGCAGACATCATTGTATGTTTTAAATACTCCGGTGTCTAGCTCTTCTAGATCTGCTACATGAACTTTTTTTCCGCAAGCGCAAGTCTCACGTGTATCCGTCAATATTTCCTGCTTCTCCGGAGGAGGTAATGACGCGAGGATGTTAACCATCTCGTGCATCTTTTCTCCTGTTATACTGTCGAATACGTTATCCATGCTACGAATTTAATTGGAAATACTTTAAAAGGAAAGTATGTTTTTCTTCGTCCGGACAACGAACGTACTTACGTACATCTTCAATCTTTTCCAGCTCAGCTACACGCTTTGCGTCCGCTGCCGCAAGATCCTCGTCAGTAGGAGGATGTATAATCCTAGTAGCTTTTCCAGAGAACGGGAGGGTTACATTAAAGTACTCTTCCTTGGTCAGTTGTCGTATCTTGGACTTAATCGTAGTCTCAGCCTGCCTCAGTTTAGAGTGTAGGTAGGCGAAATCTATCTGATAAATATTGCCTTCTTCTGACTCACCCACTACTGTTCCGTACTCCCTAATACATTCTACCATAGGTTGAAGGGTCTTAGGGAAGTCATCCAGAGCTATAGATTTGTCACCGAATGTATATAATTGCTCCTCAGGAGTAAATCGATCTACACATCCTCTGGACTGTAGGAAGTTCAACGCGCCTTCTGCAGATTTAGAACCAACAGCGTCTATGATGTCAGTTATCTTTACGTGAGCTACACCGTCTGAATTGGAGGCACGTTTCACGAACTGATATGCTCTTCGTACGGAATCGCTATCCGGATTACTAGAATCCCAGAAGAATTCCTGCATCCATCTGCTGGACGGAGTCTCGAACATGTAACATACAGCCTTGCGACCGTCTCGAGCAGCGCGGCCAGTCTCCTGGGCTACTGCTTCAATGCTGCTAGGACATCCTACGTGTATGATTCCCTCAATATCAGGTTTGTCGACACCCATACCGAATGCGTTGGTAGCTACGCATATACGAGCACGCCCGGACATAAACGCATCCATGTTAGATGCTCTCACTCCGTCTTGTGTAATCTGTCCATGATAGAATGTTACACTTTCTCCTTGTTGCTGTAAGAATTCTGTAATCTCACCGACCTCGCGTACTGTCTGACAATATATGATACAGCTACCTTCGATAGTGGCTAACTTCTCTAGCAGCTTGGGTTTCAGCATATTATTATCTTCCAGGACCTCGCTATGTAACTCGATGTTATTTCTAGCCACATAATAACGACAGATGCATGTGTTGTTCATCTGAAGTACATTCTTAACATCTTCAACGATCTCGCTTGTGGCTGTTGCTGTAAACGCGGCAATTACTTTCGGGTTGTATTGAGACACAAGTTCTCCACAGGCCCTATATGCAGGTCGAAATGACGATACAGCTTGAGACAACACATGAGCTTCGTCGAGTACCACAAGATCCACAGGAGTAGCGCGTATAGCCATCTGGAATTGAGGGTTATTGATACGCTCAGGAGCTACATACATCATCTGCAATCTACCCTCAGACCACTCTCTCAGAGTTAGGAAGTTTTGAGCATCCGTCTGACTACTATTTACGCAACCTGCACGAATGCCCATTCTGTTCATGCTCTGTACCTGGTCTCGCATCAATGCTACCAGAGGAGAGAACACGATAGTATGCCAGTTCATAGCTACTGTAGGGATAGCGAAACAGGCCGATTTACCGAACGAGGTAGGCAAGATACATATAGTATCTCTGCCTGCCATAATACAATTAATAGGGGTTTCCTGACCCTCTCGCAGAGACGTGTATCCCATCTGCGCCAGCACTTCAGGAATTCTAGTTTGTCCTTCTAAAAAATCTTTTAGTTCTACTTTAGGCATAATGTATTTTGTACTTCTCTTTAGCTTCTGGTGTAACGGTTCGATTATCTACATCGATACCGTCTTCCAGTAGTAAGGCTTTACACTCGTCAGCAAGAGTTTTCCATTCTGGAGTTATGTCGTCAGGAAGATTGCATATCTTTGAATAATCCCACGCGATAGGATACCAGTGTCTTTCTTTATTAGTCGATACTTCAGTATCGTCTGTTTCTATAAACTTAGGTCTACCTTTGGGCTTATATCCTGGGAATTTAGCTTTCATTCTTGCGATAGCTTTCTCGTAATAACGTTGCAGCTGCTCTCGTTGCTTTTTTCTGTAATTCTTACAGTCTTCTTCTGTCCAAGGATGCTTAGCCTTTTCTAAGTCAGGACGATCGTCATAAGTGTATACGTAATCTCCATCAGAGTCCACATCTTCAGGATCAGATAGTACAAACTGAATGTCAGGCCCGCCTAGGTTGCATAATTCCCCATCGAACCAGGCGTAACCATTACCGATAACCACAAATAACTGATTAAGACATTCCTGCCGTGTAGTGTAGTGAGCAGGATATTTATCCATCATTGCTTGTATTGTTCTTTCTGGTTTCATAATATGTTTATTTTAACGAATTCAAAAACTCAGGAGCCCAAGATGGAAGTTCTTTTTCGTTGATAACAATATTACTACACCGAAGTAAAATAGATGTCATACGACGATCTTCATTGCGGATGGCCCAATATAGAGGAGGCTTTACCCTATCGCTCGCAGCGTTAACATTAATCCCTGGTACAGTCAGAAGTAATTTTACTACCCTGGGGTGTTTTAGTCTTACGGCTTCAGTGAGAGCTGTTTTACCACGCTCATTCACATAGTTAACATCAACGTTGATTTTGTCCAGCAGCGCCTGTACTATCTTAACACCTCCTACGCGGCACGCCGTATGTAACGGAGGCCACCCCATATCTTCTGAGGAGTTAACATTTATTCCTGGTATACTGAGTAACTGTTCTATTATGGGCCAGCTACCGTATAACGGATAATAACTTATAGCTAAGCAAAGGGGTTTGCTTATATTACTTATTATTTTGGTTAATAATACTTCTTCGTCTTTAGCTTTAAGTAAAATCTCTTTTACAGCATTCGCGTTTCTTACGCGTACCGCTTCATATAGTGTGTCTACAATGTTGTCTGGGTTAAGTTTAAGTTTCATATTAATGTGCAAAGTTGTGCTGCTACTACGTGAACTGTTCCTTCAAGTTTTTTATCCTTATATCCTCCCATTATGATGGTAGGACATCCAGAGGAACACCAACTACTTACTATATATCCAAGATCATCGTGCATATCCTCTGACGTATCGCTGATACTAGAGGCACACAGGAATAGAGATTCAGCTCCGCTGGTATTCTCGTCAGATATCAGAAAATACCCATCACCCAACTCCAGGGCGATTTGTGCTATACGACAATGGCGGGAGAGTGCCCAAACACTCCCCCGCACATTCAATCGTTCGTATATTAACGCACACTCAGCGTCGAGGCCTTCCGGCACGTAGATATCGTCTGTTTGATTCAGCGTATCTATAGCGTCTTCAGGCTCTCGACAATTTTTTATAGCTGAGGTTTTGAATATTTGACTTAAATATCTAAGGAGAGCTGTCTTGGATAGATTAGGCGTCCTCTCCAAGCTCATATCCACTGATCTTAAGTAGAGCCCCAATCTCATCCATAAGCGCCTCGTCAGATGTCAGCTTCGCAATGAGAGCCGGAGCCTTCAGCTGATGGACGCCCATATCCTCGGATGTGTACAGCTTACGTGTACAGGTAAGACCCTTGATCTTATTAGCTACCAGGATATTAGCGAAGGACTCATCCATATCGATAGCCTGCTGGATGTATCCGGTATCGTCAGAGAACAAGTCATTACGCATACCGTACTCGATACTACGTTTGGGACCATACGAATTCTTTACTACTCGAGCACGAATTATATCACCGATCTGATTGCCTGCGGAGTCCTTCCAGATACCCTTTCGTGTAATGGTAATCTGAATACTAGCAGACTGATTCATAGCAGTACCTCCGATACGTGTCTTATTAAGACTTGCGCCTCCGTCTGCGGCAAAAGAGGAAGAACCAGCATTCATGTTCTGGTTCTGGCCAGACACACAAATGATAGTTACATTCTCTTCATTCAGCATAGAGCAGATAGCGCGAGTCCATTCATGAAGCCACTTAGCCGTTACGCCTGGTTTCTTGCTAACGTCAGATACACTATTCTTAAGTACGTTGATATTCTTATCCTTACCTTCCTGTACAATGAGAGCTTCAGCCTCTTCAGGATTTAGAAGCTTGGTGATAGTATCAACTACGCACACAAGAGGTACTGACTTAGGAATACCCTGCTCGTAGCGCTTAACATGTACCCACTTACGGATGAGTTTATCCATATCATCAAGGGTATACAGACGCTCGGTCACTTCCAGTACACGTTTAACCTTATCGCCAATACTTGTATCAGAACCTACCAGACGGGAGATCCAGTCGGATTCCAACATCTTAGGCTCGGAGTTACAGAACAGACAAGGAATGTTGTACTTAATGAAGTTGCCAAGCATAGCCATCACGAGTGAAGACTTACCTGTATTCTCCTGTCCGATAAACTCGATAATAGTGTTAACGGGAATACCGATTCGACCTATGAGATACTGCATAGCGAACCAGGGCAGTGGTAGATAATCTCTATTAATATCTGCCGCACTCTTGAATCCGTCAGCCATAGCTGATTTTGCCAGTAAGCTGCGCGTTTGTTCTGCCATCTGTTCATTGGCAAAGATATCAAAAGCTTCTCCTCCTACTGCGAGCTTTGACTTCTTTCTTGCTCTAGGTTTCTTGACTACTACTTCCTGTTCAACCTCACCGAAAGCTTCTGTGAGGGTAGGTGTTTCTTCTACTGCTACTTCTTCTTTAATCTTCTTAGGACGTGCCATATTTACGTGTCTTTATTGGTACAATGGGTTTCCCAGGGTGGATTGTCACCCTGGGTATATGAGTTACTGTATTACAAATTAACCGATGTAGGGAGCCATGCGAGACAGCCGAGACAGTTCGTTAATCTCCGCAGCGTCCAGATCCTCATCCTTCATAAGGGCCAGGTTAAGTGCATTCATGCGATCTTCCTGTTCCTTGGTGCGACGGGGCTTTTCGTCTCCGGCAGGGGGCATGATAGGAGCTGCCTTAGCAGGGGCTGGAGCCGGCGCAGGAGCTGGCATAGGAGCCGGTGCAGGTGCGGGAGCTACTTTATACCACGGGAACGATGCCGCAGAAGCCCAGCTGCTGCCGTTATAAACTGGCAGGTCAGGATCCTGCAAAGCATTGATCTGCGAGATCGTCATTTTCTCTGTAGCGCCGTTGATGGTTACGTACAGAGACTCCTCGACCTTAGCAGGTGCCGGTGCAGGAGCTGGCATAGGAGCTGGTGCAGGAGCCGGATTAGTACCCATTGCAGCAACATGGTCAGAGTGGGACGGAGTGCTATCAGTTACCGCGCCAGAATCTCGACGTACGTGAGCCTTCTCACCGCACACCGTGGCGATGAGCTCGAACGGGACCAGGTTATCCTGGATCAGCATATCTACTATTTCCTGATAAGACGGGATATAGATGATATTGTCCAGGTCCGTAAGGTCATAGCGACCTTCAAGGAACTGCGGATCGATCTGCGTACGTTTGCAGTTAAGTACTCGCTGCATACCGTTTAGACGAACCTGCCCAAAAGACAGACAAGCATAATCCATACCATTATCCAGCTTACCCTGCGCTACAGAGAACTTAATAGCGTTATTGGGATTAGTGATATCACCGTAACAGAAGATATCTGCCCACTGGTCGCCAGAGGTATTTTCCATACCGTTGGGAGTAGGAGTATTGAGATCTGCAAACATACGATCAGTAGCTGCAGACTTCAGAATCAGAATACGGTTAGCCTCACCCTGTACGGGGTCCTTATCATACGTAGCAGGACATACCACGTTAAGAAGGGTCAGCTGAGTTACCTTCGGGAGACCGTGAGGATCTCCGAACTTCTCCGGACGATTGAGCAGATAATCATAAGTGGTATCGCCAGCGTTATGAAGCTTCCAACAATAATCACGAATATCCTGGATAGGATCAGCGCAACCTACGGACTTCGGAGAGAAGAAATTCATCTTACCGTTACCGTAATAGTTATATCCGCTGAGAGTCATGAACCAATCAGAGAAATAAGGACAGCCAGTTTCCGGATCGGTCATATTGGGGACACGATAAGGGCTGTAACCGCTCTTATAGGCCGTGTCCATCTTGTCCATAGAAGAGTCGAATGCAGGAAGGATGCATCCCTCCAGACGAGTCTTCTTGTTAATAAATACTGCGCTAATCTTTGCATCCTGGTGGAACATGTACAGCTTTTTAGCATTATTGTTACTATCCTTAGTTTCGTTGAGCTTGTTGTAACCTGCAGTACCACCGACGAGTTTGAATCCGTTAGACATAATTTTTTATTTATTAATGCGTTAGATGTTTTTGATTTGTATTACTTCAATTTATTATTCGCAACTGTATCCGTAATCTTTAACGGATGCAGCAGGATTATTTTTATAAAATTCTATGGTCTGGTCAAGCCATGTCTCGATAGTTTTCAGAGACTCTGGAGTGGCCATCCATTCTTCGTTATGTAACTTTTCTGCAAATACTTTATCAGGCTTAGTAGACCAACCTGCATTTAACTCAGCATCAATGGGATATCGCAAAATACGACCATGATATTCCCACCCGTTTGCCAGGTACATATACAGCTGTAAGGCCTTTAGCCAAATGAACCTTTCATAGCACGGACAGTGTACTACGCAGGAGTCATATAGACATACCGACAGGTCGCCCATAAGTCCTACTTTTCGCTTGAAATCAATGAGCCACTTACACGCTCTTGCAGCAGAGGCTCCCACTGATTCCTGCATCAATTATGTTATCACAACCTTGTTTATAAGTTGTATCTACTGATTATACGTCTAGCGTAATTTTGAAGAAATTCTGTAAATTGATCTGAAGATTTGTCTAATTTAAGAGTGTTACAATCTTTGCAACATAGACAAATGTTTTCTTTTGTATGCGTACCTCCAGAGCCCAGAGCTGTTTTGTGGTCCACGCTAAGATTATCTTTGGTGATTTGTACGCCACAATAACAACACTCGCCGTTTTGAGTGTTAAATAATTCAACTAAATCATTTGGACCGCATATCCACGGTAGAGATTTTACCGGGACACTGGATGTAGGTACTCCCAACTTGCGTGCTATTCTATTGCGTACTGTGTTATTTGCAGCATAAGCCCTGGCTCTCCACCATTCAGGTGACATTCCTTCTGCTCTCTTTTCTTTGCTTAAGTACGCTTTAGTAAGACATGCATCGCATATTTTATTTAACTCGTTGGTTACAGAATTTTTTCTAATAGAGTATGCTGAGTAGTATTTTAGTTTTTTACACTTAGAGCATCTCTTCATACCTTTTTCAGGATCGTCTTGTAGTAGAGCTTTTTTCTTCTCTCGAGATTTTCTCATCTCTTCTCGTTTAAATGCTCTATGACATTCTTCGCAACGGTAAAATGGGCGCTTTGCGTTACGCTGGGGTTTTACCGGTTTTGTTTTGCAATCCTTACAAAGTTTTTCAGCACTATTCGTATCCATACCTTCAGTAGTTCAGACTATATCATCATCAGTTATTATTTACTGAGCTGGGCGCTCGTGGAGGCATCATAACCTTCGCCGTTACGCGTTAAGGCGTTCCTCTAGTCGTTGCACCTTCTAAATATTTCTATTTAGCTTGGCTCAGGGTTACCTTTATTATACCCTACAATATATTGAATGTAAATTATAGATTGTAGGGGATGTGTATGGTAGGCTTTCCCCGAATTCACCCAGTTTTACTTCCCCTAGCAGTTAAGGGAAATTTCGACACTCTCGTCCTAATGCTGTAAGCTGTCCTTCTCTAGTTCTAAAGGACAATCCCTTAATCCCGGCTGATAGTGTATGACAATGACGTAGACGTCCACTTGCAGCTCGTATGTAACCTTTCTCTGTAGGAACAGATTCCAGCTCCTTAAAGAATTGAGTTGCTCGCGGCTGTCTTCTTTCGATTGCGTCAAGCATTGCCTGTACATCATCTATTTCCGGTTTATTACCTGTATCAGCTTCGATCTTACGCTGAAGCGATGCGGCCTGACCTCCGTATGACGACGAGAAATTTACTACCTTGCCTGCTCCTCGATCCTTCTTCTTATCTAGTTCTTCGCGTACTTGCCCTCGGGCTAACTCCAAAACTCCCCAATGCATGTCGAATTTTGGAGATTTAATTTTACCGTTCTCGTCGCGAAGTAACTGATCTTCAGTGAACCTGGCTTTAATAGCACCTCCAGATGTAAACGTCATTAGATACTTATCCCTATCCTCCGGATACTTAATGTACTCCGGGAATTTTATTCTTACGACGCAATCTTCGGCATCTACACCATCAGGTATACACTCAGGTTTCACAAGCGCAAAGCAATCGTCTGGTTCTTCGATTAGCTTAATAAGTTCTGCGTCACCAGAGATATACGCAAGACCTCGCATTTCTGCTGTCTGATAGTCCGCCTCCACAATACACCATCCAGGTTTAGCCATCATTACGGATCTGATGGTAGGGAAGGCTTTTGCCTTGGTGTCGGCAAATTTCTTAAACTTATCAGGTAACTGTCCAGCTTCGTTACGTTCCTTAATAATTCGTACCATGCCGGCTCCCAAACGCGCATGTACCCAAGAGGGCCAATTCAGAACGTTCGGGTTCCAGCTCCTTATTCTCTTGATATTCAATGAGTTACGTTACTAACTCACCCGTTCTTTGATGAACCGCTGCAGGTTATGTATTCCCTGCAGAGTAGACTATATCTTTACCCTCGACTTTACGTTAGGGTACCTCCCGTTTCGCCTGACTCCAGGCTACGTCCTTGCGGACTAGTCGTTGAACGTTCCTGCTCCGTAGAACAGGCTTCGCTGCTGATCAAGATCGGAAGTAATTCCGAACCGTCCCAGCAATTAAAGAGGTTTTCAGTGCCAGTTTCCTGGCATTGTGGCAGAATTTTGCATAGTAATTGTTTTGTTTGTTTAGCGTAATTTTTAAGTACGTTATACCTTATACGCAGTAAATTAATATTGTTGTCTCTTGCATATATATTCTTTTTAAAGTCGTAATTTTCGAGAAGTTCTGTATGCAAAGAATTATCGAGCTGACAGTGTTGCTCACCGTCGGCTTCCACTAGAAGATTATAAGATGGAAGATAGAAATCAAATCTAAGAGGAGCTTTGTTACCTATCAAACCTTCGAAGGTTTTTTGTGTTATAATTTCCGCCTCAGGGGCAATTTCTCGCAGCGTATTGTATATAAATAACTCAAAGGCGCTTGCTAAGTATGGTTGCCAATCAGTTATGTTTATACCAGCTATTTTAGCAGCATCTAAAACAGAAATTCCTCGCGCTGTTAAAACTTTTCTTGTTACTCCAAGATCTTTACACAAGAGCTCTAGTGAAGGAGGTAATGAGCCGTCCTTGAGACATTCTATTAATTTACCTTTAAGATATTCGTCTGAATATTTTATGCCTTTACCACTATTTTGTACGTATAAAGATTGACAGTGCCGAGAGCATGTTTTGCATTTTGTATTTTTTCTTTTAGGAAGAAATTCTTTTCCGCATACGATACAGGTACTCTGAATACGTCCAGAAATAGATTTACAAGTGTCGCATAGTATCTGACTTCTATAAGTAGCCTTGAAGATTTTTCCGCACAATTGACATTTTTGATTTTCTAACAGCGAGTTAATTCGTCTCGCATGTCTGCAATTTGTGCATATTTTTTCTCCGTATAAAGATTTAAATTCATTTCCACAAATGGTGCATTTTATAGTAGGCGCTTTTGCTGCTACCCATTTATTTCTGCAACGTCTGCAATAAATCGTATCGGGAGACCCAAAAAATGTTGCACCGCAATGTTCGCATACACGTTCGCAAGAAGCGTTAGTATTTTTTCTACAATGCACGCACAAGTCTAAATCTTTTCGGCTTTTAAATACTTTGCCACATATTTTGCATATTTTTTCAGTCATACTTAAATGTTACTTTATTCAACAAAACAATACAATACCGAGTTTACCAGTTTCTGTTGTTGAATTATTAAGATGCACGCATCCATCAGATGCTACCCAGTAGTGTAGACCATTCTCCTTAATTACTTCGCCTGTCTCCTCGTCTATATCTGCTGATTTAAGGAAGGCCTTACAAATATTACCAACAGCATTAAGCTCCAGGAGTTTATCAATAACCTTATCCTTGTTTCGAGCAGCCAGTACCTCGAGCGTGCCTTTATCAGATGCCGGAGTAAATGTCTTCTGCTTGTCGGGAGGATATGTGAGTACTTTATCCCAGCTTACAGAGGGCATACCTGCATCCTTGTTAGCAGTAGACTTAATCGGAGTGTATCCTTTCACTTCAAATAACCAGCGCTGCATCTGAGGTTTAGATCGGATGTTGAACGTAGGGGCTATAAGGAAATGATCGAATACAGGTTCCAGTTTAGCTATCTTTGCAGGACCTACTGTCGCTCTGAACAGCTTACCGGCTTCATCTGACTTACCTTCGCCGCACAGACGTATGATTTCGTCATATAACCTAGTACCATCCTCTACGCCTAGAGATTTCATCAGATGCCTGCATAGAAGCGTATCAGCCTCGTGAGCAACTGCGATCTGGAAATCCTTCTGCAGCTCGTCCCTTGCCCAGGTGTACAGCTCGCGCATCTCATCCATCTTCTTTGTATCGATAGGGAGACCTGTCAGACAGAATGCCACAAATACGTCAGTTACCAGAGGATTAAGAATCTCGTTATAGTAAGTCACAAGATCCTGTTTCTTTAGCATATCCTCAATTACCAGATAAGCTCGTAATGTGGCATCAACGTCAGCTGCAGCGTACGGTAATAGAATATCATCAGGAATGAAACCGTAGCCGTCTTCGCATATCTTAGAATTACTCTTCTTCCATCTGATTAAGTCCCAGTCATATTTTCCTAGATCGGTATACTTAAGAGCTAGTGCATCCAAACCTAGGTCAGCAGCTTCGTCACAAGCCTGAAGAGCGAACTCTGTATCGAACTTAGCTTTTTCGTACCACTCCAGCCCAAGCCAATAATGCATCCACGGTAAGTCAGCTGATATATGATGACCTATATACTTAACCTGGGGCTGGTCCAGCCACTCCGACAATATAGCACCGGCTTCCTTATACGGAATATCAAACTCATATTCGAGTTTATCATTCATGAAGCGAATAGTAGCAGCTTCTCCAGGAGCCCAGCATATCTGGAAAGTTCTCAGCTTTCCGTCTACGTGATGAGGGCCATGCCATTCGCAGTCAACAGATAACTCTGTATGATTATTATCTTTTAGGAAGTTTACTAGCTGGCTTAGCTCTTCTGAATTCCTAATTACTTGATAGTCTGTCTTGAACGGCAGGGAGGCTAAACCTTCCATTGAGTTAAGCATTTTCTTAACTGCTGCAAAGTCTGTGATAAACCTCTCATGCTTCTCAGGATTAAGAGTAAGAATCATTGTGGGCATGTAATACATACGAGCGTTAAATCTCTTCTCGTAAAACCACGCACCCATAATCTCGGATTCTCTAGCTCTGAACGACTTTCCGTTTTCTCCTGTAAGGGTTACTAGTGTATCGAACACCTGCTTGCCCATACAGATAATGATCTTTGGCTTTATCTCTGCAATATCTGCTTCCAGGAGCGGCAGACATTGCTGAAGCATGCTCTGTTTGGGCTTAGTTCTATACTTCTTTTCAGGAAGGTATCGCACGATAGGTACAACGAAGCATTTTTCAAGATCTATACCCTCGCGTATAGCCAGGTCCTTAAGAACTACACCTTGCGGGCAGTCCAGCATTCGAGGAGTTCGCTTGATATATTTCTCGTATCCCACCTGTACCTCTTCAGCAGCTTCCTCCTCCGACACAACACTAGTGACAATCATCACGTCAACGTCATGCCTTGGACCGGCGCCTGCCAGCCAAGTCAATCCGCCTATCTTAGTGTTGCGTCTTATTATCTGAGGAAGTTCTGCCGTAGATAAATCTACAACTTCTTCACTCATCTTCAGACAGGTAAGCTAACAGTCGGGCTTTATGTTCTGCTGCAGTTTCTCCGGGAAGCCTATCTAACGTAAGAGTCGTTGCTTTCTTCTTTTCCTTGGATATTACCTCCTCCACATAATCTGCAGCACCGTCCAGAATAAGCGCCTTTATGAGAGTCTCTTTAATAACTACATATTCTTCTGTGTCTGTGGGACCGTTCTTGTTACAGAATACGCCCATTGTCTCAGCAATCTCGCGCGTGATTTTAGCCTCATCTCGCCAGGTTTGAAGCATGTTCTTCTTTCCTGCCGCGTTCAGCCTAGCTGCTTGCTTACCTAACTCTGTGGCGACATCCAGCGCTACTTTCATCTCTTCTTCCGTGAACTTAACGTCGTCCAGCTTCAGACGATCTGCCTCATTAAAAAATAACTGCTTCTTCATTTACTTTAAATTTTCTGTGTAGGGTTTTAATAACATTTCTACTTCTTCGTAGGACAAATCACCGACATCCTTTACATGGTCGGGAACTTTAATATCAACAATATCTATATTGGGTAACTTTGATTGGATCTTAGCAAAACACTGCTTGCCTGCAACGTCGTTATCCATCATGGTAAATACTTTAGAGAAATTCTTCCGTATAGCCTCTGCCTGGAAGTCAGACATAGACTTGCCAAGAAGGGCTATACCAGGCGGACCTATCTTACCGGCATCCAGAGGACCTTCCACCAGAACACAATATCGCATGTTAAATGGCTTATCCTTCTGAGACTCTACAGCTGCATCAAATCCCATAAGGAGTTTGTTACGCTCGCATCCTGTAGCATTCATGTATTTGTGCGGCGCAAAGCCTTTAGGGAATCGTGTATCTGCAGGATACTTCTCGTACATCGTACCATCAGGTTGTCTACGTTCTATAAGCTCCCATTGCTGATTGTGCGACCAGAATAAATGATTATCTCCAGCCCAGATATCTATGTACCTGGACTGATAACCCCATCTTACCCCATCCATACGCACAGAGAATATGATGCGGCCCTGAGGTGTATTCTTCATACCTCCAGGCAACCTACTGTAGTATCTACCTTCGCCACGACTTTCTGGCTTCTCTTTAGTGCAGTAGCACGCTTCAAATTGCTTCTCTAACTTAGCAGGATCGAAACCTCGTTGTGTTAGATATGTTATTGCTGGATGATTATCCGGAAGCGATGTGAGTGGCACCGTCTCGGATACCCATTCGGGAACAAGATTGCCAAATTCGTCTCGTACTAATAGACGCTTATTGGCGCCCACCACAACTTTGCCAGCAGATACATTTTTAAATAGGCTGCTTCTAGCCTGAAGTGTAGGCATGTGTAGAAGATCCTCTACCCGATAAGTTTTGCCAGTTTTCATAGACACAGCACAAGGAACCTCCTTATCCTGCGCATGATACTTTGCATACATTTCTTTATTCTCTCTAGTGGGGAATTCGTCTACATCATATCTACCTATGCCGAAGTATTTTTCAGCATTGATAGCTAGGTGTCTAGACTGCAACTCCTTTGGACCAGAAACTATAAGTTCTTCAGGATCAGCTAGATGAATATGTATACCAGAAGCTTCATCAGCTATTGTAACTGTACCATGTCTTGCGGCAAGACGTTCCGCCAATCTCATTATTACTTTAGGCACTCTGGAACTCGATATAGAGCCAGAGGTTAAAACTTCTTCTTCGTCGAACATTGTTATATGTTTAGAAATTCGCCACGTTTCATGTTGTCTAGGAGGCGAGAAATACTATCTTGATACTCTGTAGCCATAGCATTTATATCAGCATGTGTGAATCCGAGTATATCGGCCAGCTCGTCGTACCTGTCGGTAAATTTGCAGGATATACGAGACAGCATACTTCTTATGTAATGATGCTGAATAAATGCTTTTTGAATGACTGCAGCATTGCGATCCCGGTACAATTCAAAATCTAGATTGTTGTGCAGATCGTGCTCTATCAATGCTATACATACGATAGCGGGGTTAACTCTGGAAGCTTCCCCGCTTGCGATTAGTTGGCGTGCTGTATTAACTTTTACGTCTTTTATCCATAGCCTATCTCTCACCACATAATTTTTATTGTAGTCAGATTCACCCATGGACATCAGGCGTTTGTGGTACAGCATGTTTCTGAACTCAAGATAGCTTGTCATAGGAGATGATATAGATATTTTGTTTTTTACTATACCATCTATGACTGCGAACGGATCCTTGGCTATTTTCTTAAATAGTTTTGGTGCGAGAATATACAGATAATAGAGTGCTAAAATTATTTCTACGAAATTGTTAACTTTAAAATACAGTCTACCAACACCCGTAACCTTTTTATTTCTCTCGTATCCTAGGCGCTTAAGAAATGGGCTTATTACACTTTTACTTACAATAAAGTTACCTACCAATACCGCCGTTGTGCTCGGGATCGTCTCCCGCACAACGACACGATTCTTCTTTAGCAGAGCGTTTACCTCTGCCTTTAGAAGTCTTTGCTTTTGTTGTGCGGGATTCATACACGCATTTATATAGGTTTATCTTATTGCCCGAAATTGGAGCGACAGCAGACCTACTTACGACCAAATTTAATTTAATCATATTTTTAAGTTCGGCTCGCACTGTGCGCTCTGATAATCCAGACGATAATACGATATCGCAAATTTTCCAATTAAAATTCGGACCTTTTGTTCGCATGCATAAGTTAATTTTTAGGGCACTTGGAGATATCCCACTGCTTAGCAACGACTTAGGAAACCAAATCATGCTTTACGAAATCTTTGATATTTAAACTCACGTTTTACCTCAAAGAACAAACCACGACCTTTACGAGCTTTAAAGCAATTTATGTACTGCTTATCCGAAAAAGAAGACTGTGCTACAGAGGAGTTATCGTCCGATCCTCGAAGCGCAGAAATACCAAAAGCAGCGTCTGCATTCTGGTGAATCATCTTACACTCTGCAAGATGCTCTTCTGTAATTCGAGCCTTATTGTTAGCAGCAGCACCTGCCATAGCAAATGATACACAAGCCATATTATAGGCTACAGCCATCTGCTTAATTTTCCATGCAGCATCCATATACATCTGACGCCGTGTTGCGGGATCTACACTATCGCCCAGAGCGGAACCGTACCAATCAAATACAAGAAGATCAACACAACCGAACTGATCGATATGTCTGCGTACGGTAGATTCCAAGTCCTCCTTAACATTCTTCCCTGTTCCAATCCAGTTAACGAAATGTAAGTAAGGATGCATGCGTTCGATAACTCCCTCCACAGCTTTAATCTGTACAGGATTTAATACCTTACGTAAATCGCCACCATCCTTAATCACAGAAAAATCAATACCCGTGAGTGCAGATATAATACGCGGATACAATTCTCTATCCGGCTGCTCAGTGGAGATATAAAGAACCTGTTTTTTGCTGGAGGCTATATCTGCGGCAATTTGACAGGCCATTACGGTTTTGCCGCCGCCAGTGGGTGCGCAGAAAATAACATGTTCCTGTCTGCCTAAGCCACCTAGAATAGAATTAAGCTGAGAGAAGTCTTTTCCTAAGGTAAATCGCTCGATATTAAGCGTATTACCGTAGATGAAGTCCATTGAAAATTCCTTGAACTCGGAATCTGTACCTGCTGCTGATATCCTTTGCTGACTGGCACTGATCTGAGAAATAAACTCGTCAGGGTCAGAAATAACACCACGCCTGATATCGTTAGCATCATTCTGTAACTGACGCATTTTAAGCCAACGCTTCCATGAATCAGCTACAACAGTAATAGCATCTACCTCAGTTATTTCGTCTCTTATCTTTTTGTAGATTTCCACTGCCTCATCGATGTTATCTTCGTCGATACACGGGCGAGGTTCCTTAGACAATAGAATTAACTGAGTGCGTATACCATTATCCGATAGCGGAGTTTCTATAGATAAATCCTGATCGGATCTGAGTTGCTTCCAATTCTTCATTGCGCGATAAATCGCATAATGCAGAGGAAATTCAAAGTCATTTCGATGATACTCCGTCCCGGTTCTTATACACAGCAGCGGGGACACCATTGTCCACATGATCTGACTTTTATCTATAGCTGATAGCAAATGCTGCTCATATATCTCTGGCTCAATCGATTGTAAATCCTTCTTCATCTGTATTTATGTTATTGAGGTCTAAACCTAAACTCGCCGCAGCGCGTATTAGATAAGGAGATTCTACAATTTCATTCGCTGCAGACAAGAGAAACTTTTGACGATATTCTCTATCATCTTGAGCAAATGCCATAATCACTACAGGATTAAACCGCCACCACGACTCCAGTATTTCTGATTTAACTGAAGGGTCCTTAATGGATTCTGCTGTAAGTTTAAAATTATTGCCAAACTGCTCCTTAAGGATATCTTCTGTCTGAGTAATATAACCTGACAAAACAGCAACGTCTCCAGAAGTAAGCGCAGTGGAAGCATTTACCGCTACGGGAGTTGCTCCTGTAGTTCTGATAAACTTCCTATACTTATCCTGAGCTACAGGTCCGTGTAGTGTATTAGCGAACACTGTTCCTATCGAATAGGTAAATTGTGCTCGTATATACTCTTCAGGAACAGCGTTTAAGTGTTTTACTACTTTGGCTGTCTTCTTCCAGCACTCTATAGAATCAAATCTCTTGTTTGGTTTGTATGGTCGTTTATTTACTCTCTCATACTGATTAGCAAACGCTGCTTTAAGGTCTCGAGCAATTGCTGCTAATTCAATATCTTCTTTATCTAGCTTCATACGTCTTTTAACTCAACCCTCTCGCTATGTTCCGTACCCACAGGAGAATTCCTAAGGTCTTCTACGATACCAAGCGCCTTATCCATAAACGTACTCTCTAGCTTAAGTGCTGTTGCGTACATTTCTGTAGGATGCCAGAATGACATGTAATCTTTTCTATCATTATCTACTGTAGCTACAAATACTTGCTCTCCGGCCTCATTAAGAAATTCTATACGAGAGGAAAATGCACGATGTGTAACATTAAGTGTATAGTTACCTGGAATCATATTAGTGAGTCGAATATTTGTTTTGTTTCTTCTACTGTTCTAGCTCTATATATACCGTATCCCTTCTCCTCGTACGCCTGTACTCGGTTTCTGGAATCTGCAATAAGAGCTCCTGTCTGGTCTCCTTCATAATCCTTGGCAGTGTATCCGGAGGCCCTGATAAACTCAAAGTCTATAATAATACCACACTTCTTACCTGGTCGTATCTCTGCCAGACGTCCTGGTTTCTGGATAGCTGTAGTGTTGTTACCTCCTGCTTCACAATTGATCAGTACTCTGGCGTCCGAGAATGTAACACCCTGTACGTAAATATCCGTACACAGGCATCTCTTAATCTCGTTAGCCTTCATTCGAGCATTCACTTCCTCGCGCTCTTTCTTGGTCATCTTTTTGGCCATAGCGATGGTGTGCTCGGTACCAATGGTCTCTAGATACATATCTGCCTGCGCTTCATTTTTGATGAATATCATTGTCTGCCATTCCGCAGGTACAACTTCTTCGCATATACGCTTGAGCAGATTTGCCATTTCCTGGTTCTGGAACAGCAGCTCGTTATACGCTGTATCTCGGTTATACAGAGAATGCGGAGTAAGTTCTATCTGGAACATGATGATATTTAGAGGACATATGGCGCCCTCCTCAACCGCCTCCAGATATGTACGCTCTGCCAATACAGGACCGAATATACCGGTTATCAGTTTGTCTCTACCGTCGAATCGACCTTTAAGAGTGGCACCGTAACCATATCGTCTAGCTTTCAAGAACCCGTCTATAACGCCAAGACGTGTACTTGTCACAAGAGCATGCGGTTCGTCCGCCAATAATAGCTCAGTACTTCCAGGGTCGCATAGGTGTAGGCTGTCCGCAGAGCACACAGTAATACCATTGGACTCCTGGCTAGGGG